TCCTCAAGCCCATTCAGATATTATCTATGAAAGAATTAATACATATGGTTTAGAACCAGATATTGTGATTGAAGCTAAATTGAAAGAGCAAGCAATATTTAAAAGAGTAATTTAAAGACTTCCGCGCAAGGACTTGGCTCCCCGAGGGTTTGTTCGTATATTCATGGTATAAAGGAATTAAGGTTATGACAAAAAGAGAAATGCAAAGACTCCATAGAGAGCAATTTTTTACAACAGTATGTGAAAAATATCCAGGAACCACAATTGATAGTGATGGGTTTGGTAGATGGCAAATTTACATGGAAAATGGTTTTACTTTTGATCTAAGTAATATTAGTTATGGTGGTCAAATTGATTGTTATGAGATTAGAGGATCCGAACAATATGAAGAAGGCCAAATACTAGAAAAAGAACTTCAATTACTTTGGGATCAATTAAAATAAAAGTTATGGACAAAAAAATGGAAAAATTCATCATCAATTATCTTCAGAAGAATTTAGATGAATCAGAAAAAATGTGGGACGATAATGCACCACGAGCTCAAATTGTAGGATACCTACAAGGTACTATTAAATCATTAATTAACACTTTAGAAGAATAATGACATTTAAAGAAACATTATTAGCAACTATTGAAGATAATCGACTAGAAATGTTGATGCCTTCACGTGAATACAGTGAAAATGAAATGGTATACATGCGTGGTTACCAACAGGCATTAGAGGATATGTTAGAGGATTATGATGGCGAATTATACACTATTAATCATGGTAAACACACATTTTCATTAAATTAATATCATATGAATCCAGTAAAAAAGAAATTTTTAGAAAAGTCAACAAGTGAAGAAATGCTTGAGATTGTTGAATGTATAACACGGGCTGAAAGTCATGGGTTATTAGTAGAAGTTGTATACACAGCATTAAAAGAAATGAAAGAATATCCCAAGTCTTCCCCATTACTTGCTTTACAAATTGCATTAGAAGATTGGGATGTGTAGAAATAATTTCGTATATTAATAAAAAATAAAGTTATGGCAAATAGAGATTTAAAAATTGAATTAATTAATGAATTAGCATTTTTACTAGAACTGCAAAGTAAAGCTTGGGCTTATCATCCAAATAACCCAAACGCTAAAAGTATTGTAGATGAGTATGCTCAACTTCAGATTGATATTGAAACAATCGAAGAACAAATCAAAAAAATCGATTAACTCTAAGTAAATAGGGGGAGTAAAACGTAATATCCTAAGAACACAATCGACGGATTGCTTAGGTTGGGACTCTGATGCTGCAAGCGCGCTATAAGGAGTGAAGCCCCCTTAATTTGCTACTGTGGTGGAATTGGTAGACACGAGGGACTTAAAATCCCTTGAACAGTAATGTTCGTGCGAGTTCGATTCTCGCCAGTAGTACAACTTACGGACTCGTAGCTCAATTGGATAGAGCATCGCCCTTCTAAGGCGACGGTTATAGGTTCGACTCCTATCGGGTTCACATTTATAAATTATTTAAAGGGGATAGCTTGGCTATTACCCTTTTTTTATCTATATTTATCAACACATCATTAATTTTTATACAGTATGGGACATTATGAAGATAGATTTTTTGAAATTTATGAAGACATTAAGGTTAAAAACTTAAGGGAAGATTTTGATAAACAGCTTGTAAAAATGAGTAGACAAGAAAAACACAGATTTAAAAATCAAAAAGAAAGATGGGAATATGCTCATGCCCGCGTTACAGGATCAATTTAAAATATGTATACTAAAAATAATAAAGTGAAATTAGATAATATTTTCGAATTATTTTCATCAAATGAAAATGTAGATGGAGAAAATGATATAGTTCATATCGATTTCACCCAAACCCCAGTTTACTGGATTGGGATGTATAAAAAATTAGTATTAAATCATCTTAATTTTAATAAAAAAGTCGTACAATTTTTTAAAGAATCAAATCATGAACTTGATGTAGTAGACATGGAAAACGCGGGAGAATTTGTAGTTTACAATAGGGCATGGTATTATATTCAAAATGTAGATATCAACGTTGAAGAACACGTATTAGCCATAGAAAAATATCAAGATGAATATTTAGATACGGCTCTCAAATTAGGAATTAATTTTTTTGAGGAGCAGGAGGAATACGAGAAGTGTGCTCTCCTTAAACGTATCTTAGACAAAATCCAGGAAATTTCAAAATAAAACTTGGTTACCCAAAATATCTCTCGTAACTTCAGAATACGGGTTTAGGAAAAAAGGGAATGGGGAAATAAGGAGATAAGGATAGGTTGGAAAGGTGGGAGTAAGGTGTTATATTCATCACATAATAAAAATAAATAATATGAGAAATAAAGAACTAGTGGATAAAAGATTTATCCAAGTAGAAAGTAAAATTAAACAACTAAAATTCTTAGTTGGAGGTCAAGGTACTGCTAAAGAATTTCAAGATACCATCAAAGATTTAGAAACCGTAGTAGAAGATTTAAAATCTATAGTAGAAAGAGATTTAGATCCTCTAAGAAATGGGTAAAATATCCAACATATTAAAAGGTTTATCATTTACACTAGTATTCCCACTATGTGTAATTTATATTTTAATCACAAGTTTATTAAATAAATAAAAGTTATGAAGTTAACAGCAGAACAAATCCAAATGAATTGGGTGGAATTTATGAGTAATATTGATACTTATATTTCATCCCCACGTAAAGAACAATTAAAAGCATTCTATGAGAAATTTGAAGATCGTATTTCTCTTATGCCTGCCTCACATAAAAAAGAATATCATTCTGCATTTCCTGGTGGTTATGTTGATCATGTTAATAGAGTAGTTAAAGCTGCTTTATCAATGTCTGCTGTTTGGGAGGGATTTGGTTGTGATATGACCACATTTACTACTGAAGAATTAGTATTTTCAGCTATTAATCATGATTTGGGTAAAATGGGTGATTCGGAACATGAATCTTATATACCCCAGACTGATAAATGGAGGAGAGATAAATTAGGTGAAGAATATATGCACAATAAAGCTATTGCATTTGCTGCTGTCCCAGATAGAGGATTATTTTTACTCCAGGAGCATGATGTTAAATATACATTTAATGAAATGATGGCTATTCAAACACATGATGGTTTATATGATCCAGCAAATGAAAAGTATCTAAAATCATTTATGCCAGAAACAAAACCAAGAACTTCACTACCATTTATACTACATCAGGCCGATATGATGGCAGCAAGAATTGAATTTGAAATTGAATGGTTACCTAAATTTAAGAATAACTTGGATGCTAGCAAGAGTAATTTTACATTAACAAATGATAATAAAAAAACTCATGCTAATAAAGCAAAATCTAAAGCATTAGGTTCTATGAAAAGCGAGGGTTTAAAAAATTTATTAGATAATTTATAATGGAAACAACTACAATAATTATTATATCAATTTCAGTTTTAGCCGCTGTTTTATTATTTACAACTATTAATTTATTGCGTAAAAATGAAAGAGCAGAAGATATAGTAGTAGGTTATCTTATTTATTTAGATAAAATATCAAAGGTTATAGAAGCTTCAGATAAGAAATTAAAAAAGATCGATCACAAAGAATCATTTAAAAGTGATGATGAAATTGGTTTTTTCTTTGAACAAGTAAAGAAAATTCAAGAAATTTTAAATGAATTTAAGTTGAAAAAACTCGATTAAATTGAAAACATAATGGATTCTATAATTAGAAAACACAAAAGCAAACCACAAAAAAGAAGATATTTTACAAAAGAAACAGAACAGGCGATTGTTAGGTACAATCGCTCTTCTGATCCCGAAGAAAGAAGTGAGATTTATCAAGAATGGATACATTGGCCATTTTATAAGTTAACAGAAAATATTATTCATACTTTTAAATTTTACCACACTGATGGGGTAGAAAATTTAGAAGATTTACAACATGAAATAATTACATTTCTACTATCAAAAATCCATCTATTCAACCCAGAAAATGGAGCTAAGGCATATTCGTATTTTGGTACTATAGTTAAACGATGGTTAATTGTTTATAATCAAAAAAATTATAATAAAAAAATTACAAATATTAATGTAATGGATTTAAGTAGTTACTCTAACCTAGACTCAGGTAATCCATCATTTATAGCTTCATCCCGAATGGAAAAAGAATTAAATTCTATTATGAGAGATGATAATGAGAATTTTGATGGTGATGAGTTAAGTCTCCAAGGTTATACTTATAAAGATAAACTATCAGTATTTGTAGATAAGTACGTTGAGTATTGTACAGATAATATTTATGAAATTTTTCCAAAAGAATACGATGCCTCTATTGCTGATGCCATATTAGAGTTATTTAGAAAAAGAGAAAATATAGATATTTTTAATAAAAAAGCACTTTACATTTTTATTAGAGAGCAAATTGATGTAAAAACTCCAAAAATTACTAAAATTGCTAATGTTTTATACGCAATTTTTAAGGAAAAATATATGTTTTATTTGGAACATAATAGATTTCCATACAAATAAGTTCCATTTAATGATATTTATAATCAAAAATTATGGGACAACTAGATTCAATTGTATTTGGTGATAAAAAATTTTCTGATATTTTAGAAGAAATTTACACAAACCAAAAGAAAAAAGAAGCACAAGTAACAGCTTTAATAGGTGAATTAAAACCTTTAGTTCAAGAAATAGGTGATGCTACTCTTATAGTTCCACTTATTAAAGAATATATGGAGATTGGTGTTAAAAATGATGAGGCCTTAATTAAAATGGCTACTATTGTTCAAAGAGTCATTAATAACAGTCAAACTGATGATGGTAACTTTGGAATTTCTGAAGAAGAAAAAGCACAATTATTAGCTGAAATGGATAAAATACAGGCGGATAAAGAAAAAGAATAATGGCAAAAAGAATAACAGGAAGTAATAAAACTAAAAGTGTTATTACATCTCTTCCAAAAGGAATATTTACTGGTAGGGTAAGAGGAATCATTTTAGATGATACAACTTATCCTGATTCTTTTAAAAACTTAGGAGATTGGTCAAGTATTGGTACTATTTTTTGGGATAAACCCACATCCCCTAATATAGGTGAAGTCAATCCAGCTTCATCAGCAACCGCTAGACCCTTATTCCCTAATGAAAAAAAATACCCTTTAGTAAATGAAATTGTTTATATAATTTCTTTACCTAATAATGACAACCAGTCCTCACCTAATTCAATCTCATTTTATTACTTCCAATCTATCAATATTTGGACTAGTAACCACCATAATGCAATACCAAACCCTTATCAAAATACCAATCCCCCATCCCAACAACAAGATTATCAAACTACAGAAGGAGGTAACGTTAGGAGAGTAACTGATGGTGGAACTGAAATTAATTTAGGTCAAACTTTTACTGAAAAATTAAATATAAAATCAATATTACCTTATGAAGGTGATATAATTTATGAAGGTAGATGGGGTCAAAGTTTTAGATTAGGGTCAACCGTTAATAATGCTAATATTCCAAATACGTGGTCTAGTGCTGGTGAAAATGGAGATCCTATTACAATTTTAAGAAATAGTCAACATGATGATGGTAACGATCCTTGGGTACCTCAAGTTGAAGATATAAATCAAGATAAAACTAGTATTTATCTTACCTCCACTCAAAAAATCCCAATTGAAACTGCTAGTACTAATTACAAAGGGTACAGTACACCCCCTACTTCTCCTAATGAGTTTGCAGGAGAACAGATAATTTTAAACTCAGGACGATTATTATTTAATTCAAAAAATGATTCTATATTATTAAATTCCTCAAAAACTATTAACTTAAATTCACTAGAAGATATAGTAATAGAAACACCTAAAACTGTAATACAATCAGGAGAAATTCATTTAGGAGATAAATCATCATCTGAACCTATTATATTAGGAAATAAATTTTTAACTGATATGAGTAAATTATTAAGCCAAATAATAGCATTAAGTACAGCATTACAATCTCCTGTTGGTAGTGGTGTTCCATTTGTACCAAACGCAGCTATACCAGTACCCGCAACTCAATTACAGTTACAAGCTCAACAAATGTTAAATAGTATTGAAACATATAAATCTAAAGTAAGTACTAGTAAATAATGGGATTAGAAAAACTCATAGTAAATCAAATTACAGGTGCAGCTAAGAATGCATTTAAAATGGATATTGTTATCGATTCAATGAAAGGTCAAGTAATTGATGTTGTAGCTGAAAAAGTAGAAGAAAAAGTCCCAGTTCCATTACCTTTTAGCACTAGAGATGTATTAAATGGTAATGCATCTTTATCTCCAAATTTATTAACACCAGAAATTTTACAACAAGTCCCAGAAATACCTGAATCACAAAGACAAGAATTATTAACAACTTTAGATAATTTAGAGGCACAATTAAACCAAATCATTGATACTAAAAATAAATTACAAGGTTCATTAGATACTTTAAGAAAACCAATCGAAACTTTAGAAAAGTTAGCAGATACTTTAGGAAAAGTAATTCCAACTTTAAAGGGGGTTGTATTAATTATTAGAAACTTACCTCTTCCCACTGCAGTACCTCCAGGTATAGGTTTACCTGCTACTGTTCTTAATAATTTCTCAAATACCCTAGATGTATTAAAAGTAGTTATCGATAAATTAGATGGTCCTGTTTCTGTAGTTTCATTAGGGGTAGAACAGATTTCAAAAGTAATTACTCCTCTTTTAGGTAAAATTAAACTCTTAGATCCTATTTTTATACAATCCCAACAAATTATTATTTTTATAAGATCTTTATTACTTTATGGTCCTTTTGCAACTCAACAAGATATAAATTCTGTAGCATCAGATGTAAATGGTAGAGCTACTGCTATAATAGATGCAGCACCTGGCCCATTAAATTCATCTTCAGGAGGAGAGTGGAGGTTAGTTTCCCCTATTGGTGGTGTTTCTACCCCACCTTCTACACCACCCCCAACACCTACATCTCCCTTTACAGCTGATAATGGTTATATTTATGAATGGTTTGCAAACGATAAAGCTTATAGTGATTTCTTATTAGGGTTACTAACACCTCCGGTTGTAGGTGATGGTTTAATATACAGAGGATATCAATTAACTATTGAATATGATGGTGATAATAAATATCCATTTCCTGCAAGAAGAATAGTTGCTAATTTTACCCTAACAGAATCAGATATTAACCCAAATGACCCCGATACTAATTTTGCATTAAGACTCTTAGGAAGTACAGTATACAATCTCCCAGATGAAGATTATTCTTTTTCATCTTCAGTTCAAGTATTGATAAGTGAAGCATATTATGAAATAGATAGATTTATTGATGGTAAACAATCAATTCAAAAATTAATAAATGATGAGTATATATTTGATTCTAATGGTATAGCTATAGGTAGAATTCCTCGTAGACCAGGATTTACTTTCCCTCCATCAATAGTCCAACCAACTAACATAGTTTCACTTCCAACTTCAGGAGTACCTTCTGGTGGTACTGTAAATTCAAATATTGAGGCAACAGCAAATTTATCATCAGATAGTAGGGTATCTAATTTACAAGCTTTTGAAGGAGGAATTGCTATAGATGCTGTAATTAAAGGAGGTATGAACCCAGGATTACCATCATTCAAACCATCCTCTAGACCTAGAATTTTTCAAACTTATATTGATAGATTTCCTAATGATACTTTCCTACAAGAATATGGAGGTTTTTTTATTATAATAGAATCAGGACTTGATACCACTACAGGTGGAGGATCTGCACCTGTAAGTGTAGCTACAAATCCTAATCAAGGTTCTAGTAGAAATATTACTGCAGGAAGAAATAATACAACAGCTTCAGGAGGTAAAGGTTCAAGTAATGGTTCGGGTAATACACCACCACCTCCACCTCCAAACCCATTTGCACCTTTCACCACTCCTGGTACTATGATTAATGAGATTAAACTTTACGCAGTTCCTAACACTAACCCTGTAGTTATACGAACATATAAATGGAATGGTAATAAATGGAACTTAATATCAACTTCAGGTGGAACCGGAGGGGGTAAAGGTGGTGGGGGAGGTAGTCCTGGTGGTGGAGGATTTGGTGGGGGTTACTAAAAAAACTTGGATATGCAAATAATTTTTTGTATCATAATATCCAAAATCTATTAAACCATGAGTTCTCAAATTCCAAAAATTATTCATCAAATATGGGTAGGTGATAATCCTATTCCGGATCATTGTAAGGAATTTCATTTAAAAATGAAACAAATGCATCCTGATTGGGAGGTAAATTTATGGGGGAATGAAATATTTACTACTTACTATTCTAATGATCCATTTTTATCCAACTATAGAAAAAATGTTGAATTATATAAATGGGCTTTTATATGTGATAGAATTAGATTGTTATTATTAAGAGATTATGGTGGGGTTTATGTTGATATAGATGCTGAACCTATTAGATCATTTAATAATATTTTATCTAAATTAGAACCACATCATACATTCTTTTCAGGTATGAAACCAACCCAAGAAAATAATACTTTAATAGATTGTACTGTTTATGGGTCAATCCCAAATTCAAGAGCAGTTAATTTATGTTTAGAAACGTATGATGATATAAATTGGGCTAACGGGTGTAAGATGTTTAGTGATGCTTTAATAGCGCATATGGACACTGATATAGCGTTATTTAACTATAAATACTTTTATAACTGGGAACGAAATGATCCCCACACAATAGTTTTACATGATGTTGAAGAAACCCGACTTTTTAGTTGGTTAGATAATGAAGAAGACAAAAACTGGTAATATTATCTATTACCTTTATACAAAAAAACAACTAATTTAATATTTATAACAAAAAATGAAATCAAGCGAATTGAAAAATATGATAAAGGAGGCCGTAAAAGAGGCAATTCAAGAAGAATTAAAAGATATTCTTTTAGAAGCTGTTAAAGCCCCAAAAGCATCTACTGTAGCAGTTGTACAAGAATCAGTTTCTCAACCCCAACCACCTTCACCCCAAACCCAAATGAGTGCTGAACAAAAGAGAGCAGCATATCAAAATATTTTAGGTGAAATGGGTGGCACAATGACAACTAATAATGTACCTCAAAGATTCAATCCAGCAGGTGGAGATTCAATTAATGGATCATTACCCCCAGGAGAAGTAAATATGTCTCAAATCGCAGGTTTAATGGGAAAAAAATAATTTAAATGGCTCAAATAATAGCAAATAAAGTCCCGATTGATTCTAACCCCCGAAAAGCGGTTGGGTTTGGGTTTCCTTTAGATGGTGATGCTGTTTTTATACCTACATATACTACTAGGGAACAAACAAAAGCAAATTTAATTAATTATTTATTAACTAACACCGGGGAAAGAGTATTTAATCCTAGTTATGGTGCTAATTTAAGAGCTCAAATTTTTGAAGGACTTAACGACGATAATCTTGTAACTTTAGAAGATGTAATTGTACAAGCTATAAATGATCGATTCCCAAATATAGAAGTCGAACAGATAAAATTTGATCCTGATCCTGATAACAATACTTTATTTTTTACATTAACATACCAGATAGCATTATTATCAGGTACAGATGAAATAAATATACAACTTACATAATAATGGCTGAATTAAAAAGAGATATAAGATATATTGATAGAAATTTTAATGATTTTAGAAATACATTAATTAATTACTCTCAAACATACTTCCCAGATACTTACAATGATTTTACTCCGGATTCTACAGGGATGTTATTTATTGAAATGGCTTCTTATGTGGGGGATGTTTTATCATTTTATTTAGATAACCAAGTACAAGAAACATTTATCCAATATGCTCGTGAAACCGAGAATTTGTTTAATATGGCTTATATGTTAGGTTATGAACCTAAAGTAACCACAGCAGCAAGCGTTAATATTGATTTCTACCAACAACTCCCAGCAAAACTAAGTGGTAGTGTTACAGTCCCTGATTTTGATTATGCTTTACAAGTTCCAGAAAATACTACAATTTCATCAGTTAATAATGAGGAATTTATTATTGAAGATGTGATAGATTTTTCATCTTCAAGTTCATTAGATCCATCAACAATTACTGTATATCAACTTTCAGGAACAACACCTACAACATATTTAATTAAAAAAACACGTAAAGCAATATCAGCTACAATTAACACTTCTACTTTTAATTTTACATCACCAGTCAGATTTGATACTCGTAGTATAAACGATTCAAATATTATAGGAATTTTAGATTGTTTCGATTCTGATGGGAATGAATGGTATGAAGTTCCTAATTTAGCTCAAGAAAATGTATATGATACTATTAGAAACACTAATACCAATGACCCAAATGTTCCTGATGATGGTAGTGGAAATGACGTCCCATACCTTTTACAACTAAAATCAGTACAAAGAAGATTTGCTGCTAGATTTGTAAATAATAACTCATTACAATTACAGTTTGGTGCTGGTAGTTTTGGGGATAATGATGAAGAAATTATTCCTAACCCTGATAATGTAGGATTGGGTTTACCATTTGAAAGAGATCAATTAACAACAGCATTCTCACCTTTAAATTTTGTATTTACAAATACCTACGGTATAGCACCTTCAAATACAACCCTAACAATAAGATATTTAACTGGTGGTGGTATTAATTCTAATGTTAATGCTAATACCTTAACAACAGTTGATGATACTAATGTAACTTTTGTAAAAGAAAATCTTAACCCTGCATTAGCTAATACTATATTTAACTCTCTAGCAACAAATAACCCTGTGGCAGCTGATGGAGGTCAAGATGGAGATACAACAGAAGAATTAAGACAAAATGCTTTAGGTAATTACCAAACCCAGTTAAGAACAGTAACTAAAGAAGATTATCTAATTAGAGCATTATCTATGCCCTCTAATTTAGGAGTTGTAGCAATGGCATATGCTGAACCTGTTAAAGTAAGTGAATACGAAACAGGTACTTTACCTTCAATATTAGATTTATATGTTTTATCCTATGATATTAATAAAAAACTAAAAACAGCATCCTCAATTTTAAAACAAAATTTAAAAACATATCTTTCTGAATATAGAATGATAAATGATGCTATTAATATTAAAGATGCTTTTATTATTAATATTGGAATTGAGTTTGATATAGTAGTAAGACCTAATTATAATAATAATGAAACTTTAACTAAATGTATTGAAGCTTTAACCAATTACTTTAATATAGAAAATTGGCAAATAAACCAACCAATAATCCTTCCAGAATTAAGCATTCTTTTAGATAAAATTGAAGGTGTTCAAACTGTTAAAAATTTAAAAATAGATAATTTAGCAGGTACTACTTTAGGGTATAGTGAATATGCTTATGATGTTGTAGGGGCTACAATTAATGATGTAGTTTACCCATCAATAGATCCTATGGTATTTGAAGTCAAAACCCCAGGTACCGATATTAAAGGTAGAGTAGTACCACTATAATAAAAAAATAAAAATGGCAGTATATAAACTTTTCCCAACAAAAGATGCTTCACTTTATAGTGAATTTCCTAGTACTAATACTGGTTTAGATCAGATATTAGAAGCTTCTACTTATCTAAAAGAAGGTGTACCTTACGTTAGTAGATATTTAATAGAATTTTCAACAACAGAAATCCAAGATATACTTAATAATAAAGTAGGTTCCTCATCTTTTGCTACTTATCTAAGAAATTATTCAGCTCTAGTAACTAGTTTAAATACAGATTCAAAATTAGAAGTTAAAACAGTATCTGGAAGTTGGGATATGGGAACTGGAGTATTAGGTTACCAACCTGCAGTTGAAAATGGATGTAGTTGGGTATGGAGAAGTTACTCAGGTTCAAATGCTTGGGTATCTACTGGAAGTGATTCATATGCTAACCCAGTTTACTCACAATCATTTAGTTATGGAAGTACAACGGATATAAATGTAGATGTTACACCATCCATATTATCTTGGTATAGCGGTTCAATTCCAAATGATGGTTTTTTAGTTAAACAACCTGATGCTGTTGAATTTGTTCAAAATCCAAATGTTGTAACTACATTTAAGTATTTTTCAATTGATACAAATACAATATACCCACCATCATTAGAATTTAAATGGGATGATTATACTTTTAGTACTGGCTCATCCACTAATAAAATATTGGAATCTGCTGAGACTTTTATGTCAGTTTATAATAATGAAGGTACATACTATTCTCAAAGTGTAGCTAGAATGAGATTAGCTGCTATTCCAAAGTACCCATTACAAACATTTAGTACAGCATCTGAATGGACTACAAATTTCTATTTACCAGAAAATGTATCTACTTATGCAATTAAAGATACAACAACAAACGAATTTGTAGTCGATTTTGATTCTAATTATACAAAAATTAGTGCAGATTACTCATCAAGTTATTTTGATGTTTATATGAATGGTTTAGAACCTGAAAGATACTATACAATTCTTATTAAGACTATATTAGATGGTACTACAAAAGTGTTTGATGAAGATATAATGTTTAAAGTAGTTAACGGTTAATTATGGCAAGATATTCAGGAGCAAGACCATCAAGACAAAACCCATTTGCAAATCAAGGATCAGGATCAGGGTCAGGATCAGGTAAAGGAACAGGAAAAACTAAATACCCTCCTGCTCCCCCACCATTTGATTTTAAGGGGTATGAAGCTAATAAAAATGCTCAATTTAGAGAAGAACAACAAGCAAAGATACAAAGGAGAAAAATTGAGGAACAAAATGAAACCCAAGCTCCTAGAGGATATGCTTATACAGTAGATGGAAAAGTTGTAGGTGAAAAAGCATTTTTAAATGCTGGTAGTGGAGCTCGTAGCTCAGGACGTGGTTCAGGTATTAACCCACCACCTATGAATATACAAGGTACTCCACCTGAAGACACTATTAAAAATGGACCTAAACCTATCCCAGAACCTGAAGTACCTAAACCTTTAAGTTTAGAACCAGAAGTTGGGTCAATAGAAAAATTACGACCAGAGG